ACTCACGCAATCTCGGATCATTCGGAGCAAAAATCTTGAATGGTATGCGTTATATGTTTGGTGGACATCATGTTAGGTAAAGCACTTATTTTTGTTGCTATTCCTTTTGTACTGACTACACTGTATTTCGGAACACGAGGTGGATACTATGATTCCGAAGACTATAAGGGAAATGGAACCGCACATTAGGCAAAAGTATTTTTTTGCAATGTCTGCATTTTCAAGAATGTATGGAGTAAAGACTGCTGCTAATGATATACATATTAAACAGTTCTGTGTTGAGTGGTCATACTGGGATGTTACTGCCCCTTTACAGGGGCTTGACGAAGTAGACCAATACATGTATTATGAATACAAGAACTGGAGAGGAAGATGATTTTCCACTTGGTCGAAACACTAGCAGCAAGTCCTTTCTTTCTTTTCTTATGTGGTTGTGGGTTGACAATCGTACCATTTGCTGGTGTAATGTTCATACATAGAGATAAATAACTGCCATAAATATTTTGGTAGAATAACTTTATCTACCAAAATGAAAACGCATAAATGTGGACATTGTGGCGAAACAGACCCAACAAAATTTTATGGACATAAAAAATCAGTTTGTGGTGCTTGTCATAATAAGTATACTTTAGAACTTGGTCAAACAAAGAGAAACTTTATCATTGAACAAATGGGTGGAAAGTGTATCTCTTGTGGACATGATAAATATTCGTCAGCACTTCAAGTTCACCATTTAGACCCTTCCAAAAAAGATTCTAAATTTCATGGAATTCGTGGATGGGGAAAGCAAAGAATACTTGACGAAATAAATGGGTGTGTGCTATTATGTGCTTGCTGTCATGCAGCAGTTCATAGTAATGAACTTATTCTTCCGGATATCGCCTAACTTGGTCATGGCACCTGCTTTGGGAGCAGGAATAATACAGGTTCAAATCCTGTTATCCGGACTCATAAACTTCACTTTATGAAAATGTATCCAGAACTTTCAGATCTCCAAAAATTTACAGTTCAAGAGTTTCAAGCAGATTTTGACAATCTAATACAAAGAGTAGAGAACGGCGAATCATTTATTATTACTGATGGAGAAAGAAACGCAGTGATTGTTCCATACAACGAAACCATAAAGTTTGCAGTAGAATCTAAAGTGGATGATGATATGATACGAATACACACTGACCACGAAGAAGGTTCTTGACATAGAGTTCCAGGTCCTCTATAATAGACCTGGTTCAAGCGAGTGAGACTTGGTAGTCAGAGGGCACTTATAACGCCTTTCCGCCAGATTAGCGGCTTTGACCTGGTTCGAATCCAGGCACTCGTACTTTGCTCGTTTAGCCATCTGGTCTGAAGGCAGCGAACTCATAATTCGCCGTAGGGTTGGGTTCGATTCCCCCAACGAGCACTTGACAGAAACTCTGTCAACCCCTTATAATACTAAGGTCAACATTCAAAACAATGACTCTCACAACAAAATTCAAGAAAGAAGTTCAAACCCTTCGTGGTGCAGCAAACGGTGATTTCTACCTTGATGTAAAGAATCCGAAACTCTACAAAAAGGTTCGCCGCTTCTATGAAAATGAAGGTGTAGTATTTTCTGGTGATCCTTTGGATGATTATGAAATTCTAATGGAATATATTCTTGCTGATCTTGAATCTGTTGAAGTTGCTTGAGTAAATAGTCACGGAGAGACTTAAAAAGCACTGGTCGGGAGCAAAACCCCTTATGTCTAAATCTGATTTACTTCGGTGGATTGGAAACATTCTTCTCATAATTGGTTATCAAACTATGCTATGGGGAGAATTTAAATATGGTTTAATGATAAAAGTTATTGGAGGTTTACTTACAGTACCTTTTGCTATTAAACTTAAACTTTGGGATGTATTATTTTTATGTGCATTCTTTGGTATTACCGAGATATCAAAGTTAATCCAACTTTTCTTAGCTTCTTAAAACTAAGTGGTGGAGCCAAAAAACCCTCTAAAACTAAATATAAAAAGATTTAAATTTTAAATATGACGACAAAAGGAACAACAACAAATACATCAAACGTATCGACTCAAACGCCAACATTTACTGATATTGAAGCAAGACTTAGTGCTTTAGAAGAAAAAGCACATACTCCTTGTGTTGATAGTTTAGAAGAAAGAGTTGTTGCTTTGGAAGCAAAAATAGATAATTTAATTTTTAAATTATCTAAAAAAATGACTCTTTGAGGTTTCCAATTTTTCCATAAGAATTGGTGGTGCGGATGGGGAATTTTTTCTCCGCCTGGTTTCTAATTTCCAGTTAAAAAATTGGTGGCGAGCCTGAATTTATAAAGAGGAGTTGCATAAACTGCTCTTTTTTTGTATAATATATACTAAGAGAAATTTATTAATCTATGAGTGATTATAAGAAAACAGCACTTGTTCTTGGTGCTGGCGGCTTCATTGGAAGTCATATGGTAAAAAGACTGCGAGCAGAAGGTTATTGGGTTCGTGGTGTGGATCTTAAGATGCCAGAGTTTTCAAAAACTGAAGCAAATGAATTTGTTATTGCTGACTTGAGGGACATTTCTTTGATTCGCAGAGTAATACGTTTTTCTGGATATACTGGTAATTTTTATCATCAAGTTGAAGATAAGTTTTGTGAACCATTTGATGAAATCTATCAGTTTGCTGCTGATATGGGTGGTGCAGGATTTGTTTTCACAGGAGAAAATGATGCTGATATCATGAACAATTCTGCATCAATTAATTTAAATGTTCTTTGCTCTCTTAAACATTTGAATGAGGTGAAGGGAGTAAATAATACAACTATTTTCTTCTCTTCTTCTGCTTGCATGTATCCGGAGCATATCCAAATGGATCCGGAGAATCCTGGACTTAAAGAAGATGATGCTTACCCAGCTGGACCTGACAGTGAATATGGGTGGGAAAAACTCTTCTCAGAACGATTGTATTTTTCTTACAATCGTAATTATGGTATTCCCGTTAGAGTTGCTCGTTACCACAATATCTTTGGCCCAGAAGGAACTTGGAAAGGTGGTAAAGAAAAGTCACCAGCAGCAATTTGTCGTAAAGTAGCAGAACTTTCCTCAGAGGGAGGTGAAATTGAGATTTGGGGAGATGGAGAGCAGACACGTTCATTCCTTTACATTGATGAATGCGTAGAAGCAACATATCGTCTTGTTCAATCTGATTTTATGGGTCCAGTAAATATTGGTTCTGAAGAGATGGTTACGATTAATCAACTTGCCGATATTGCTGCGAAAGTAGCAGGCAAGACAATTATCAAAAAACATATTGAAGGACCTCTTGGAGTTCGTGGTCGTAACTCAAACAATGATTTAATTCGAAAAAAATTACAGTGGGATTATTCAATGTCTCTCGAAGAGGGAATTGTAAAAACTTATGAATGGATTAATACTGAAGTGAAAAAAATATATACTCCCCTTTATCATCCTGTTTAATATGAAAATTACTATTCTTGGGTCCTCTGGACAAATCGGTGCTTATCTTTCGGAGTACCTTCGGAAAAAAGGACACGTAGTCATTCACTTTGATAAGGTTGAAACACCTAACCATGATATGACTGTGATTCCAAATCAGTATCTTGAAAATGCAATCGAGACGGCAGATTTTGTTTTTTTTCTTGCATTTGATGTTGGCGGTTCTCGTTACCTTAAAAAATATCAACATACCTTTCAGTTCATTGATAATAATGCCCGTTTGATGGCAAATGCATTTGGACTTCTTAAAAAGTATAATAAGAGGTTTATTTTTGCATCATCACAAATGAGTAACATGGGGTATTCTCCCTACGGAGTGTTGAAGAATGTCGGTGAACTTTATACCAAATCATTGAATGGACTTATTGTTAAGTTCTGGAATGTATATGGTATTGAAAAAGACCACGACAAAGCACACGTCATTACAGACTTTATTCGTAAAGGATTTGAAACTGGCGTAATTGATATGCTCACTGATGGCGAAGAGCAGCGTGATTTTCTTTATGCTGAAGATTGTTGCGAAGCACTTGAAATAGTGATGGAAAATTTCGTTGATTTCACTCCAGAAGATAATCTTCATATTACTAGTTTTCATTATACGAAAATCAGAGATGTTGCAAGTATGATTACTGGACAATTTTCTTTGATTGGAAAATATGATGTTGTAGTAAAACCATCGGAAGAAAAAGATTCTGTACAATTAGATAAAAGAAATCAAGCCGATACTTTTATTACAAAATGGTGGATGCCAAAAACAAGTATTCAAGAAGGAATCTCCAAAGTTTTTAATGCAATGAAGGAAGAATATGAAAGTAATTGATGTATTTCCTTTCTTTAATGAACTCGATATTCTAGAAATTAGATTAAATATTCTTGATCCTTATGTTGACTATTTTATTTTGAGTGAGGCAACAAAAACATTTTCCGGACTTGATAAACCTCTTTATTACCAAGAAAATAAAGATCGATTTAAAAAGTTTAATTATAAGATTATTCATAACGTAGTCGAGGATACGACATCGCCAGAACTTCACCCATACCAAAGAGACGTTTTTCAAAAAGACAACATTAAGAAAGTTATTCTTAAAAATATCTTTGATGA